CCCGCCGCCTGAAATTAACCCAGCTGATTCAGCTGCCACTGCGAGTATTTGTTGGAAAGGTTCTGACCGGTCGTTTCGGCCCGCATCTTCTCAATCTGCGCCTGAATATACTCCATCTGCTTCTGCGCTGTCTCGCGGTCGATTTTACCGTTGAGCTTGTCCTCTTCCAGCTGTTCAAGCTGCATCTGCAGCTGCCGCATGGCAAGCGTCTGGGTTCCATTGTAAGTACCCGTCAGCTCGGACTGCGAAAGCCCGAACTGCTGACCCCACTGGTTTGCCGCAACGATGTTCTGCGTATTCTCGTAGCGCTTGGCGGCAATCTCCTTATAGAGATTGGCAAGCGCGTTTGCCGCCTCAATATCGCCGGTAAGCTGTGCCTGTGTAATGGCCTGCTCGATCTTGGCAAGCGTTTCGGTCTGCGTGGTAGCGTTGCTATTCAGCGCGTTCTGATAAGCGTTGCCGGCGCTTATCTGGCTGGATTCGGTAAGTCCGCTTGTCAGCAAACCATTTGCCGCAAGGGTTTCCGCGTTCGAGCCGCCGGGCTTAATGCTCTGCATATACGCCTTTTCCGCAGCGGCGTTGTTGGCCTCGGTCTGCTTCATCACGTCGTATTTCTGACCGTTCAGACTGGCAACCGCGCTGTCCACCTTGGCCTTGAGTGCTGCCTGCTGCTGTGCCGCAGCGTCCTCCATATACTTCTTGTAGGCGTCAAAGCCGCTGCCCAGCTGATTGCTCATCTGCTTGCCAAGAACATTGCCGCTCACATAGCCCTTGCCGATGTAGTCCGAGCCGTCCGAGCCGCCGGAGTAGCCGTACTGCGCACGCAGCGCCTCGGCGTCCGCATGGGCGGATTTCATAGCCGCAGTGTCACCGCGCGCCTGTGCTTCCGCATAGCGTTTTTTGATTGCCGCCATCTGGGCGGAATCCTCCACGCTCGTGTCCTTGATGGTCTGGTCGTTATGCGATCCGAGCGGCGTATACGCCCCACCGGAGGACGAGCCGCCGCCCGAGCTGCTCCCGCCGGAGCCGCCGGTGCCGGAAGCGCCGCCGTAGGTGAACGTCTGGCCGCCCTTGCTGATCGTGGTCGTGCCGTCGCTGTTCTTCTTCCAGGTCGAGCCGTCCGAGCCGGTCATGGTCGAGCCTGCAGCCGCACTCGAAACAAAATTCTTGCCCTTGTCCGAGCCGATAGAGTACGAGCCGCCCTTGCCGGTTGCCGCCATCGAAGCGCCGGACGAGCCGGAGGACGAGGATCCGCTCGAACCGGAAGAACCCGAGGAACTGCCCGAGGACGAGCCGCCGGTGCTGCTCTTGCTTGCCTTTGCCGCTGCAGCTGCCGCCTTAACAGCGCCCGCCAGCATAGAACCCAGTCCCATTTACTTCACGCCCTTTCCGAGCAGACCTAAACGCTGTAAAATCACCGAAAGCTGTTCGCGCGTCAGCGGACTCTGCGGCTTGGTGCCGTCCATAATACCGGCGTCTGTCGCCGCCTGCCAAGCCTCGGCAGCATACGGATGCGGCTTCTGGTTGGCCTTTTCCGCCTGATAGCGTTCTTCATGTGCCGCAAATTCCTTGTCTGTCATCTTGGTTTCCTCCTTCTTTGCCGTGGTTTCCGCACCGTATTTCTGTGCTTCAGCCCACGGAAAATTCGTGCCCGGACAATCCGTGCTGTTTACGTCCTTGTGCCGCAGCAATTTTGCACCGGGGTACTTCGCCATCAAGGTACGGATCAGCTCCTTGAGGGCGTTCAGCTGTGCCGCAGGCATGGTCTCTCTCATGTAGCTGCCCTCGCAGCAAATGCCGATTGCGCGGCTGTTGTGCCCCTGCGCGTGCGCGCCGACCGCCCATTCCGGGCGGCCTCTGTAAACCTTGCCGTCCTTGCGGATGTAAAAATGATAGCCGATGCCGGTCCACCCGCGCTCGAGGTGCCAGCGGTTGACCTCCTCCACGCTCGCGCGGCTTGCCTCTGCGTGGTGCAGAATAATCTCATCCGTGCTGTTCCGGCGCTTGAAGCTGCCGTTTGTCGGCAGATTGGTCTCGATGATCTGCATGCTTTACTCCTTTACGCCGTGCACGGCCGTCTGGAGCAGGAAGCCGAGCAGGAACCAAACCTTATCCTTGATTTTCTTCATGCAGATCTGCGCGCCGAGTTCTTCCGAGTAATTCTCCTTGCTGACGCAAGAGGAACTTTCCACGAGCTCGAAGCCATTGCGCAGCACCGCACGGACGACCGTAGTCTTGTCACCAAGCGTCTGCACCTCGGTGTGTGCGATAAAATCATCGACCATTTCCTGCCCGATGCTCGGCTTATCCGTATTCAGGTGGGAGTTGATAGAAAGCGGCAGATAAGCGCGTTCAAAAACATCCGCTGGAGACCAACTCGTGTATCCATCCGGATAAACAACCTTGTAACCGTCCTTGCCGTCCTTCTGCGCCTGAATAGCTTCAATGAGTTTCGTGCCAATGTAGCGTACCATGTTATTCTTCCTCCTTGTTGGGTTTTGTGTAGTTAAGTGCCCTCTCGCTGTCCGACAGCCCTGCGGTGGTCGGGTCTACGAACACGCTGAGGATCGCCAGGCACATGGTAACAAGCTGTACCGGATTAGACAGCACCGAAACAGCACCGTTCCACACAGCCGCCCAACTCGTAAACGTCTGCGGGTCAACACCAATCGCCGTAATCGCAACCGACGCAACGCCAACCCAGAACCACGGATTCTTAAATCTAACAGGTATATTAACCTTCATGCAGAACTTCCTCCTTCTCCAAATCCTCAATGCGGTGGTTCGCCACTCTAATTCGCTCATCCAGTACGGAATACTCCTTTTCCAGTTCATACGTCCGGCTGATGAGGTTGTTGTGCTTCTCCACCTTCTTCTCCAGCTGCTCAATGCGGTAGTTGGTCAGGTTGCTCGACAGCGCAATGCCGCCGAGCGTTCCCACGAGTGTTCCGACCAGACTGAGCGCCGCTGTGATCACTTCCGCCGGCATGATCAAATACCCAGCAGACGCTTGTCCTCTACGCTCAGCAGCTCCGGCACGCCGGTCTGCACGCTGCGCCAGTGCTTGTACTGGGCACGCGCCAGCGCGTTGTGCTTGAGGCCGTGCGCGTTATCGAACTTATCCAACTGCACGCCGATATCGCCGGGGTACTTCTTGATGGTTGCATAGTTCTTGATGTAGATGTTAGATTCGTACATAGTGTTGTCCTTTCCGGGCTGCGCCCTGTCGTAAGTGTAAAATTTCCGGTGGATTTACTTGTTGTAGTCCTCGCCGGTGATTTCCTTGTACTGCTCGGCGGTGATTTTCTTCTTTGTCACCGCATTGCCGACCATTTTCTCGGTCCACAGACCGGCATCATAATATTTTTTGATGCGGTTAAACCAGTTAGACATTTCACTGCACCTCCGTATCGGTCATCATAGAAATATAATCTACCTGAGCAGCCAGTGCGGTGTTGCTGGTTTCCAGCTCCTCCACCTTAGACACTAACTGCGAGATCGCCTGCGCAGTTGTGTCTAAGGCGGCCGTCGTGCAAGCGACGGTATAGGTCTGCTTGTCCTTGTCGTAGGTGATGGCACGCAGCGCATAGCCGCCGTGCGCCTCAACCAGATCGCCGTCATCCGTGCGGACCTCGACCAGAGCGGTGTTCAGATTGGACACTGTTTCAAAGTCGGTTTCGGACAGCACCAGCGTCAGGCTGTCGCCCTGGCACTGGTAGTCCAGTGCCTTGATTCCGTTGATTTTCATGTGAGCTCCTTTCCGCGGCTTAGTTCGCCGCGACATATTTATTGTACTGGTGCTTGATGGTTTCGTCGGACATCTCCGCATAGATCTGCGTTGTCGATACATCCTCATGCCCCAGCAACTTTTGAATAACTGTGACGTCCATGCCGCCGTTGAGCGCGTGCGTCGCAAACGTATGACGCAGCAGGTGCGGGTGAACGTGCTTTTCCAGTCCCGCCCTCTCACTGATTGCGCGAATAATGCGCTGAATGGCACGTGGCTTGAGCGGCTCATACGGCGATTTGCTGCTCACAAACAAGCCGGTGCCGCCCTTACGGGATACCATGTACTCCTGCACCATCAGCCGCGCACGTACGCTGAAATACACCTGTCGATCCTTATCACCCTTGCCGGTGACGCGCACCGTGCGGCCGATGAGGTCAAGATCGGAAGTGCTGAGCTGCGCGACCTCGCTCAGACGGCAGCCGGAGGATACCAGAAATTCCACGAGTGCCTTTTCGCGGTAGCCCTGGCAGGCATCGCGCAGGCGCTCCAGCTCATCGACGGACAGCGCCTGCCGAGCGCCCTTTTTGTCCAGCTTGAGCGACTTGATTTTTGCCATGGGATTTTTCTTGATCTTCTCTTCGACCGTCAACCAGCCGAAGAACGCGCGCAGCGTGTTGATGTGCGTCTGCAAGCTGGTTTCCTTCAAATGGCGGGTTTCGTCAAGGTACGCAATGTACCCGCGAATGTCGTCCGTGGTGATCTTTGCCGCCGACTTGGTGACCCGTTCTGCAAACATTTCGAGGTTGCTCTTGTAGTTCTTGAGCGTCCTTTCAGATAGTCCGTCGATCTTCTTCGCGCCCAGATAATACTTGATCCGGCGGCGCAGGTCGCTGCGCGTTTCGTCGCTTTCGCGCGTGATATTGTAGTCCTTCAGGATAGCCGTCAGCGTTTCCGCCGTCAGCGGCGTACCGTCCGAAAAAGTGTCAGAAAGCCGCTTGATAAGCTCGATTTTTGCGTTCAAATGTGTTTGCCCCTTTCAAAATCTGATGTATGTACATTATACATCAAGGAGCAAAAATCGGGCAATTTAGGACGCATTAGACCGCTATGACGGCGGTGGCAGCGTCTTCGACCGCT